GCTGGAAGAAGAGCAAATATATATTTTCCTAATCTTACTGCTAGAAGATTAGATTTCTATCTCGGAAGTGTAGGTGGCGGCGGCGGTGGAGGTGGCAATGGTCCTGGTGGTAGTGGCGGATCATCTCTAACTGCTGCTGGTGGACAGGGTGGAAATTCTGCTGATTATGGATCTTCTGGTGCTGGTGGCGGTGGCGGTGGTGCTAGTGGTATTTTCGATACTTTTAGCAATAAATGGGTTGTTGTAGTTGGTGGCGGCGGCGGTGGAGGTGGCGCTTCGTTGGGGAGATCCGCCACCAGTGGAACGACTGGTACTGGACTATTAACAGGAAATCCAAACAATCGCAGTCTTGGTGGCGTTGGTCAAAAAAATACGACTGAAAATGGATCCAATAATAGTGGTCCTGATGGCGGCGGTGGAGGCGGCGGTGGCGGTGGATGCGGCGGTGGTGCCGGTGGTGCATATGGCGTTGATAGTAACCGAGGTGGTGGCGGCGGTAGTGGCGGTCAATCTGGTTATAATAGCACTTATTGTAGTTTTAATTCCAATTCAGGATCACAGAATTTTGGTAATGGATTCGCAACTGTTTATTATGATATTGCACTTCCCACAATCAACAGTTTTTCGGTAAGTCCTACAGCATTTAAACGTGGAGAATGTACTACATTAACTTGGACATCTACAAACACGTCAAGTGCTAGCATTGATCAAAGTATTGGAGCAGTTGGTGTAAATGGAAGCACTGTAAATTGTCCTACCAATACTATTACTTACACTTTAACTGTTTTTGGAAATGGTCTTTCCGCAACAGCAACAGCAACTGCTACAGTTTACGTTCCACCTGTTTTTAATATTTCCACCAATAAAACGGAAATGATGCTTAATGATGTAGCTAATATTTCTTGGTCTGTTAGTGGTGATGGTGGTGGATTAAATTGGACTCCTACCTTAACATGGTTGGCAGGTGGTCTCACTAATGGAAATTTAACCAGTAATTCGGACGTAACTCCATCAGATACTACAATATATACTGGACAAGTTTCTGGTGTTGGTGGAACCGCCACAGGCAGCGTAACCGTTATTGTTTATCAACCAGTAGAATTATCTGTAGATCCTCCAACTAATTTATTGTATGGTAATCAAGGAACTATTAATGTTACCACAAAATATGCTACAGATTCTATAACGGTCACACCAACATATAACTATGATTATGTTGGATCTACTACAGGATCTGCTGTCAATTTATCGGTCAATGACAATGCTGAAATTGGGGGAACCGAATCTACTAATGGGTATATTACAACAATACCTTATAATGATAGGGGACCATTAAGTGTTTCGTATGTAGTTAGGGCAACCGGTAAGTTGGGTAATTTTCAAGAACAATCATTTACTGTACCGATTATTGTCGATGATACTCCGGAAAATTTAAATATTCCAGAAAGTGAGGATTTAATAAAAGATCAGACCCCTGTTGTTTCACCAGAGGTAGAAGTTTTATCTGAGTTAATCTTAATTGATGATGTTGATATTAAAGTAGAGATTAAATCAAACTATCCAATTCAAGTTGATTTAAATCAAGATGATGATTGGAAAGATGTTCGTCAACTTTAACATCATAGATAAATACTAACACTGGGATACATTGTAAGAGGAATGGCATTTTCATTTGCACCAAATAATGAACCACTTTACGTATCCGAAGGCGATTACGTTCAGTTTAAATTTAAAGCGCCACCTAGTTGGAATACAACGCAAACAGTTACTATTCAGGTTGGCGATCTTCTTCAATATTGGTTGATCACAACTATTCCTGAAGATTTTACACCAGATCCATTTCCACTACAAGGATTTGAAGATGCTGAGTTGGATACTTTATATACTTTTGGTGATGGAAGTAGACCAGGAGAAGTAATACCTACTATCACTGGATTAACACCAACTACACAAGCACCTGTTGCTATTTCCAGTAATGTTCCAGTTCCATCTGGAGCGTCTCTTACTGATTATGTTGCTCTACGTATTGACTATGATGGTAATGGAACATGGGATACTGGATGGATTGCTGCTGATGGCACCCAAACTGTTGAAAATGGTGCTAGAATTCAAATAAGGGGTAGAACTTCTACGTTCTATACTCAGTTTATGAATATAAGTTTGGTTATTGGAACTGCTAATGAAACTTGGAAAGTAAGGAATGAAGCAATTCCTGGAAACAATGCTGTACCGTTTCCAGATTTTACAGACTTAGATCCTGTTGAAGTAGATACTCTTATCTATAGTGAAGTATTAAGAGTACAAGGAATGAATGAGGATGGACCTATTAGTCTTACTAACGGTGGAGAATATTTATTATCTTTGACTAGCAATACATCCACAAACGCTGATGGATATGAAGTATTATCTGGTTCTGGTTGGGGCACTAGTGGAACTGTCAGTAATGGCGATTATTTACAATTAAGAATTTTAAGTCCATCAACTAATTCAACGCCAAAATCGACAGATTTGTCTATTGCTGATGATGCCAACGGATCAAATTGGACTGTTACTACAGGAGTAGCATCTGATACTACTCCGTCTAATTTCGTATTTGCAGATCAAACTGGAGTTCTTACAGATACATTAATCGGATCGGATCAACAACCCACTGCTGGTATCAGCGGATTAACTGCTGGATTGTCTGTACCTGTGGAGGTTGTTTCTACAGATTCTAGTTTAGTTCGTGTACAGGTTAATAATGGATCAATTGGTGTATTCCCTACATCTGTACAAAATGGCGATAAATTATTCATCTATCTACAATCTGCTTCAACATTTAGCACATCTAAAGAACTTCAGATTCGCGTTGGTGATAGAGATATATCAACATGGACTGTTATAACAGGTAGTGGACCAGATAGTGATGCTATATTTAATATTCCACCAGATTTAGTTAATCAAATTCCTGGAACATATAAAAATAGTGCTCCAGTTACTGTTACTGGAATTAATGTACCTATTACTATTAATGCTACAAATGGATCATTGATTTCTATTGACGGCGATACACCATCTCCTGGACCTAGAACGTTTGATCCCACTGTAAATACTTCATTTACCTTGTCAAGTTTAGTACCATCAAATCTTAGTACTTCACAAAGTACATCAGTAACAGTTGGAACAGGATCGTTAAACAACCCTTTTACATGGACGGTATCTAGTTACGCTTCAGTACCAACTGAATCACCTTATTTGGGTGTTTGGTATAGCAGGAAAGTTGAAAAATTTGATGGTTATCCAATTGGTACTGTGTTGCCAATTTTAAAAGATATTCTTGGAAATTATGGTGACCTTGATGGATCTCTTGGTGATAGATATCCTGGATTCATTTCATGTGATGGTAGATCTTTAGATACGACACAGTATTTCATGCTATTTGATGTTATTGAATATACTTATGGTGGGTCTGGTAATAATTTTAATATTCCTGATTATAGAAATAGAAGACTATGTGGTACTGGACAAGTTGATGCTAGTAGAGCAAACTCGGTCGGTTTGCCAGTTTCGGGATCTATTTTTAATGTTGGTGGTGAAGGTGGATATTGGTATTTTGATAAGGTGGATGTTTTGGGCAGTGATCCATTAGAGCAGATTCAAGGAACTGGAACTACAGGGTTAGTTAGTGAATACTTTAGTTTAGGAACAGTAAAAATAGCAGGACTGGAAACAGTAACGGACGACGTTAGATTTAATATTCAAGGAACTGTTGTTGGGCAGATTGGTCCATTAGAAGATGTTGTTGTACAAGTTCCGGAACATGATCATGCATATATTACTGCTATTCCTGAAGGTGAAGGCGGAGATCCTTTAATCAAATGGGGCAATTCTACCGGCAGAGGTATGTTTGGTGTCGGCAGTGGACAATATGGTATTACAGAAGAAAGCGTTGGAACAGGTAGTGTCGATGCACAGGTACAAAAATGGGCACAATATTTAAATAATCTAGCTGGTGGTAAATTTAAAACAGAACTTGAATTATATGAAGGTGCTGGTTTTGATATGGAACAGTGGGTCCGAGAAAATTTACAAACTCAAAGACTTGAGAGTGGCGGTAATAATCCTTCGCCTGATGTCCCTAATGCTCTTATTGATCTCACTAATCCTGTTGACTTTTCCGCTGAATCAAATGACAATGTAACAGAAGTTGACTTTATGACTTGGTGGTTCTCTCCAGTAAGTGTTTTGAGTGGAGCAGATCTTATCAATTTAACTCCTATTAATGGCAATAGCGTTGCTGCGGTTGTTGATACAGTTACAACTAGATTTACTGTTGAATCATATCTCCCTGTTAGTGGTACTACAAATAATCATTCTCACTACATTACTTTAGATCCTGTCCAAAATATACAATCTGATTTTAGTTCTGGCAATAATAGTGGCGCTGGTACTATTACATCAGGACTGGGAAATGGTGCTACTTCTATTAACTTAGTATTCAATCAAACTGAGATTTTTATGGATATGACAGATGGTATATTTAACTGGAATAAGAGTTTTGCCCAACCATTTCCATCTGTTACAATGGAACCA